TGAATTTTCTGATATCTTGAAACTCATGAATTTCAATACAAAAGGACATGACATCTTTAGAAGATGGTATGTTGATGGTCGTATATACTATCAAAAGATTATTGATAGAACTTCACCTACATTAGGTATTACAGAACTAAAATATATCGACCCTAGAAAAATTAAAAAGATTAGAGAAGTAAGAAAAACAAGACCTGAAGGTGCTAAGAACTTAGAGATAGTAGATGAGTTTGTAGAGTATTACTTATTTAACGAAAAGGGCGTATCAGGAACAACATCTGGCGGTGGAGTTAAAATCGCACCTGATACAATNGCATTTTGCCCTAGTGGTCTAGTAGACCAACAAAAAAATATTGTTATGTCTTATTTACATAAGGCAATCAAACCTGTCAATCAACTCAGAATGATAGAGGACGCTGTTGTAATATACAGAATTGCAAGGGCGCCAGAAAGAAGAATATTTAAAATAGATGTAGGTAACTTACCTAAAGTTAAAGCAGAACAATATCTAAGAGATGTTATGGCAAGATATCGTAACAAATTAGTATATGACGCTTCAACAGGAGAAATTAGAGATGATAGAAACTATATGTCTATGCTNGAAGATTTCTGGTTACCGTCAAGAGAAGGTGGTAGAGGAACAGATATCTCAACATTACCTGGTGGTCAAAACTTAGGTGAAATTGCTGATATCGAATACTTTCAAAAGAAACTGTATCGTTCATTAAATGTTCCTGTAAGTAGACTAGAATCAACACAAGGTTTTAATTTGGGCCGTGCAAGTGAGATTACTAGAGATGAACTTAAATTTACTAAATTCGTACAAAGACTAAGAAAGAAATTTACAGAGTTATTTAATGACTTGTTAAAGACACAGTTAATTCTAAAGAAAGTCATTTCAGAAGAAGACTGGCATACAATTTCTCATAACTTACAATATGACTTCTTACAAGATGGTCATTTTGCTGAACTAAAACAAAGTGAAATGATGAGAGAAAGAATACAATTAGTTAATGAGATGAGAGATATGGTAGGTAAATACTTCTCAGTAGAATACATGAGAAAGAATGTGCTTAAACAATCTGAATCAGAAATCGCTGAAATGGATAAACAAATTAAACAAGAGATTGATGATGGTATTATATCATCACCATTCGCACAAACAGATGAAGACCCTATGGGTGAATAAAGGAGGATATTATGACAGAAGAAGTAAAAACTTTTATTGATAATCTTGCAACTGGTGATAATGCAAATGCTGGTGAGGCATTTAAAACAGCATTAAGAGCTAAGGTTGCTGATGGACTAGACGCTAAAAGAAAAGAGATGGCAGGACAAATGTTTAACACAGCACCATCTATACCTGATGAGGCAGAAACTTTTAGTGACCCTAAACCAGAAATTGCTGAACCAGGTTCTTTTGACAGAGACGGAAATGTTATCGGTCAAAATGATGGTTCTGTAGATATAGATTTGACAACAGATGAAAACAAGTAATATATTTGAAGACTTTAATGTAGTCAATTCATCTGCTTATAAATCATTGTCGCCTAAAATGAAAAAAGCAGTCAATGAATTTTATAAGATGTTAGACAATAGACATGATAATGGAAGTTATCAAGATGATAACTTTTGTGAAAATATAGAGGATTGTGTGAAGACAATTGTTTCTTCACATGATATAACAAAAGAAACATTGTTAGATTACATAGAATTAGAAGTAAGAGAACAATTAAAATTAGAGGTGTAAAGAAACTATGGCAGTAACAACTAAAATATTAGCAGATACTAAGACACACGCCAAAGTATTACTCACCTGGAATGCCGACGCCGCTACAACAGCAGCTGCCGTGGACGCTTCAGGATTGAGTGGTCATGCTAACGGCGCTAAACTTCACATTACAGATATTAAATATGGTGTGGGTTTAGGAGAGTGTAAATTAGAATTTAAAGGTGCTTCAGCTGATGTTGAGGCAATAAACTTATGTGGTTCTGGTCATTATTATGGTGCTGTAATAAAAAATACAGCAACTAATACAACTGCAACAGGTGGAGACATTGAGGCAATTACAACTAATGCTTCATCGGGTTTTGCGTTATTGACATTACAGAAACAAGATATGGGTGAAAACAGTTAGGAGTAAATTATGGCAGATATAGTAACAGTACAAACAATTGCTGATGTAGCAGGTGTAAAACATGTTAGTAAGATGACTAACTTATCAGATGGTACTGGTGAATCATTGGTAACTAAAATTGACGCTTCAAATACTAATGGTATGACTGAAGACGCTACTAAAGTACTTGCAAGAATATGGTATTCTATTAACACAACAAATGGTAATGCAGCTGTTGAGTTATTNTGGGGTGGCACAACAAATTCTACTATGGTATTNTTGAATGGTCAAGGACATTGGGATTTAAGAACATTNGGTGATGGTATTGTAAACAATGCAACAACACCGACAGGTGATGTTTTATTATCAACTAGAAATTTTGTTTCTGGAGACAATTATACAATTTTAGTAGAATTTAGATAAAAATGTGCATTTAAAGTACAATTTTGTATAAATAGTATATAACTAAAGAGAGAGTTACACTTATGAAATTAATTTCAGAAGAAGTATCAAGTGCCGAGTATCTTGTAGAAGAAGACAAGAACGGCAAGAAAGAATACAAGATTAAAGGTGTTTTTTTACAGTCTAACATCAAGAATCGTAATGGGCGAGTATACCCTAAAGAAATCTTGATGAAAGAAGTAACAAGATACAACAAAGAATTTATCAATAAAAATCGTGCNTTTGGTGAGTTAGGNCATCCTGACGGACCNACTGTTAATCTAGAAAGAGTTTCTCATATGATTAAGAAACTTTATCCAGATGGTGATAACTTTATTGGTGAAGCTAAAATCATGGACACGCCCTATGGTAAGATTGTAAAAGGTCTTATNGATGAGGGTGCTCAATTAGGAGTATCATCAAGGGGAATGGGTTCTATCCAACAACGCAACGGTGCAAACTATGTGAAAGATGATTTCATGTTAGCGACCGCCGCTGATATCGTTGCTGACCCTTCAGCACCGGCCGCTTTCGTAGAAGGCATTATGGAAGGTAAAGAATGGGTATGGGACAACGGTCTCCTTGTCGAGAAAGACATTGAGGCGTGGAAGATGGAAGTGATTAACACGAAGAAAAGAGAACTAGAAGAAAAAAAACTAGAAATCTTTGATTCGTTTATTAGAAAACTATAATATTATAAATATTACCTGAACTCAAAAAGTTTGGAGTTTATAGTACTATAAAATTAATAAAGAGGAGATTTTCAATGGCAGAATCAGAAAAAAAGACTGAATCTATCGAAGAAGCTTCAGCAAATCCAAACGCTGACGCTCCTAAAAAGAATGCTGTTGCAGCTGAACCAAGTCATCTTTCAAATGACGCTGAAGATTTAGGCGCACCTGTAGTTAAACCTACAGACAGTAATCCAGACGGTACGAAGAAAGTCAATAAAGTTTCAGACGCTGTATCTAAAAGTGCTCAAGTGGCAGGTGAACCTTCACACTTGAAAGCAGGATATCACGAAGAAACTGATTCTGAAGATGAGGTTGTTGAATCTAAAGAAAAAGATGTCAAAAAAGATGTTGATGAAGATGAAGATGAAAAAAAACACATGAAGGCTGGATATAAAAAATCTATTAAAGCTTCTCATTGTGAAGAATCTGATTCTGAAATAGATGTTAAAGAAGACATTGAAGCTTTAGTAGGAGACGCTGACCTATCTGAAGAATTTAAACAAAAGGCTGCTACTATCTTTGAAGCTGCAATTAACTCTAAAGTTAAAGCAGAACAAGAGAGACTACAGTCTGAATATGATACTAAATTTGAAGAAGAAATCTCAAAATCTAAATCTGAACTAACTGAAAAGGTTGATTCATACTTGAACTATGTGGTTGAAGAATGGATGAAAGAAAATAAGTTAGCACTAGAAAGAGGTATCAAGGGCGAAATCGCTGAGGACTTCATTGGTGGTCTTAAAAAATTATTTGAAGACCATTACATTGATGTGCCAGATGAGAAATATGATGTTCTTGAAGACCAAGCTTCTAAGATTGAAGACTTAGAGAAAAAACTTAACGAAGAAATTGAGAAGAATGTCGAAATGAATAAAGTCAATGGTGGCTATAAACGCCAAGAAATCATTGATGAACATTCAAAAGACTTGGCAGATACTGCTAAGGAAAAATTCGACAGTCTCGTTGAAGGCGTTGAGTATTCTTCTGAAGAAGATTTTGCAACTAAAGTAAAGACTATTAAAGAGTCCTACTTTGAGCAAAAAGCTGAGAAGTCTGCTACGGCAGATATAGATGATGTTGCGGAGGGCGATGAATCTAATGTTGATTTATCGGATGCTATGGCTGCATACACCAACGCAATTAGTAAAACAAAAGATATT